ACAGGATATCACGAAGACGCCATGACCATAATTGTAGAAGACGGAACAGTAGTCGCCGACGCCAACTCCTACGTGAGTTTGGCAGAAGCGGATGCTGCGCTGATTGAGGATATCACACCAGGTTCTGCAGCTTGGTCTCTTCTGGATGATGAGATCAAAGAAGAGCTGCTGATAGCGGCGACAAAGTTCCTGGAGATCCGGTACAGGTGGTACGGGACGACCACTCAGGCGGGTCAGTCACTCAACTGGCCGAGGTCAAAGAACTTTGATGATCTGGGTGACATCATCCTTCCAGGGACAATACCTGACCAGCTGAAGGATGCTGAGATCGAGATAGCTCGGAACTATTCAACGGACCTGGACGAGGTTCACAATATCGTGAACGGGTCGGGGATACCCAAGTCGTGGTCAACGGATGGGCTGGCAATATCGTTTGATAACCAAGCGTTGGATAGCGGTAAGGACAGCAAAGGTGAAGGCATCTTGATGGGAACCAGGTACGTGGATCTGGAGTTCCGTCTTCGCTCGATTGGGACATGGAAGGATCTCAACTGGTTGCAGGTCACGAAGCAGACGGTTGTTCGTAAGCCGCAATGAGCCTAGAAAGGAATATAAAACAGGTCACCAAGCAGGCCTTGGCACAGATGACCTCCATAGCGGAGAATGTGAGGTATGCTCGAGCGAGCGCCATAACGTACAACCCAGAGACGGGTGCCCCTAATCGAACGAGTGTCACGGTTCCATTGAAGGCCTGGTTCACTTCATTCGAAGAGCGTCAGATTGATGGAAACAACGTGCAGCCAGGTGACAAGAGGCTGACGTTTGCGGTACTTGATTTGCCATTCGAACCATCGCTTAATGATACCGTGACCGACGAAGCTGGAGAGATTTGGGAAGTGATGAACTTCAAGATCCCGCCACCGAAGATACTCTTCATTCTGCAGGTGAGACGTCCGTAATGGCTGGTACACCAGCAGACTTTAAAAAGGACTTGCGTCGTTTTGACGAGAAGCTGGACCGAGTGCTCGTACTCGTACACGTGGAGACTACAAAGTCTGTCCGCCTACGAGTAGCCACCAAGACGCCAATCTTGACTGGCCGCGCTTCTGGTTCATGGAACGCAAGCATTGGTAGTCCGAACTTTTCTCCAAAACCAGAAGGATACAGGAATCCGTCAGGCGCGCCGACTGATGGAACCGTGTCTCTGTTGGGTTACAGGTTGGGTCAAAAAACGCATGTGTCGAATGGAGTGGGGTACATTGGGGCACTAAACATGGGTTCGAGCAATAAGGCTCCAGCTGGTTTTGTGGAAGCAACGGTAGCGGAGATTGATTCAGCTATGGCCGGGATCGTACAGCAAGTCCGTGCCAGAGTAAGGGTCTAATGGCTGAGACAAACCAATTTGATGATGAACGGAAGGTGTTGGAAAAGCGCTTTTCAACACTCTGGCCTACGTTAGGGAATACGAGGATTCGTTTCGAGAACACCCCGTTTGACGAGCCAAAAGACGACCTGACATGGGTTGCTTTTACTATTGTGACTGCAGAAGGCACTCAGATAAGCTTAAATGAAGAAGCTTTGGCTCGATACGGTGGAGTAGTGATTATTCAGGTGTTCCAAAGGGAAAGAACCGGAACTGGAGCAGCGCTCCGATTGGCGGGTCAAGCCGCCGATATCTTTAGGAGACTGGAGATATGCGAAGATGAGTCGGGCTTACTACGTTTCCGCATCCCTTCGAAGGTAACAGTAGGTGTGAATAATGGATGGTTTCAGATAAACGTGAATTGTCCATACTTTAGAGATCAGCGCCACGGACTAAACACTCTGTGAGGAAATAGAAATGCCGCATATTTGCCCTCCAGCAACAGCTGACACAAACCGAACTAGCATATTCTATGCGATCGAAGATGACGATTGCTGGGGTGCTACACCCGAGCCGCCACCGTTAGCTCCGAAGGGCTTTGAACTGCGGATGACGGGCGAGACTGTCATTCATAACAAAGCGACGATCGTTTCCGAGACCATTCGTACAGACAGGATGAGAGATACGATCTCTGAGGTTGGAGCCACGGCAGAAGGCGACATCAACTTCGAGCTGGCTTTCCGAGATCTGGAATCCTTGCTGGAAGGAGCCTTCGCCAACGACTTCGTCTACCTACTGGAGAGAACATTCGGAGCGGGTGATCTGGAAGCGATCAATGCTACGAACCGAATCAGTGTGGTAGCCGGCGCGGTTGACTTTGCTGGCTTTATCGCTGGTGCTGACGTTCATATCTCTGGCTTCATAGACAATACGATCAACAATGGTCGGATGCTCATTACGACGGTGGACGGCGCCGATGTGTTCATCGTGGTCGACACAGAAGTATTCCCAGTCACTCCTCTAACTGATGAGACTCCGGTCGGAACGACCCTGGTGAGGACACCGAAAGGAAACTTCACTGATCTGGAAATTCAGACGTCTTCAACTGTAGGTTCGGCAACAACCGATTTCTTGGTGGATGTGAACCTTGAGGTTGGCCAGTCGATCAGAATGGAAGGTTGGGATGTAGCAGCGAGCAACGGGGTCTTTAAGATCACCGCTATCTCTGCTAACTTACTTACTCTGGATACCACCGCTCTAACGATCGAGACGGCTGGTGTCGTAACGCTGACAGCTCAACGCCTCAAGAATGGGTTTGCCAGGAAGTCCTTCGTGATCGAGAAGTTCTTCGGTGATGTCACTCAGTTCATGTCCTTCACGGGAATGCGCGTAGGTAACATGACCCTGAACGTAGAGTCGCAAGCCCTCGTAACAGGTGTCTTCTCCTTCATGGGTAAGGAAGGAGTCAGCTCGCAGGTCACCGTCCTAGGAAGCCAGATCCCAGCGGGTATCCAAGATGCCCTGAACGCTACCACGAACGTAGGTAACATCGAGGAAGGTGGCATTGATCTTGTAACAGCCATCCGGTCGATCGACATTGCGATTGGCAACAACCTACGACAGAAGCCACAAGTTGGTAGTAAATCTTCGGTTGACATCGGCTACGGATTCGTCGATGTTACGGGAACGATGAGTGTATACTTTGAGGATGCAACTCTACTCGCGAAGTTCATCGACCATACCGAGAGTTCGCTGACGTTTACCTTCACGGATAGTGACGGCAACTCCATGGTCTTTACGCTGCCGCGTCTCTTCTTCACGAGCGGGTCGCCGACAGCACCAGGCGGTAACGACGACGTTATCCTAGGGATGGAATATACTGCAGTAAGGAGCCAAGCAGACGATGCCGTTGTAATCGTTGACGCACTACCAGCAGCACTCTAATAGAGTAACGCTGGACAATCACGGCTCGGGCAAGTCTCGAGTCGGTAGCCACCTAAGAGGAAACCAGTAATGGACTTTGATAAAGCATTTGCGACCGATGATAAGTTAGAACAAGAAGGGCGATGGTTCCCAGTAGGAGAAGGAGCCGAATGTCTAATCGCCAGAACAGGTAACACTCGTTACCGAGAAATGCTCAGGAATAAACTGGGCGTCTACGAACAATCCCTCCAGCAACGACTCCTTGACGATGAAACAGCCGATGCCATGCTCATTGAAGTTATGGCTAAGACCGTGTTATTGGGCTGGAAAGGCTTTGAGAATGAGGGTGAGGACGTTCCCTATTCAGTGGGAAATGCCATTGATTACCTGACCAAGTACAAGGAGTTCAGGAACTTCGTGGCGAAGAACGCTGATAACATGCAGGCGTACAAGAAACAGGACAGTGAGGAGAACCGGGGAAACTTGCCAACCGAATCCGATGGGAGCTTAAGTGGGGAGAGCAAGAACGATTCCTGAGAGAGCTAGAGAAGGAGACCGGGAAAACTCCCAAGGCCCTTCTCAACAAGCCCGAGCTCAGTACACAAGCAGCCTTCTACCACGAGGTGTTTTGGCTGCTGAATGTGGCGCGGGAACCCAGCCCCTACGGAATTGTACCTCTCCAACCGACTCAGGTTCGGGCAGCATGCGACTTGTACGGTGTAACCACTCCAGACGAAAGAGAGGATATGTTCAAAATCCTCACTTGGGTAGACGTCGACTACCGAAAGATGCTCACCGACAAGCGAAACTTAGAACTAGAGGTCGAGAAAGAGAAAGCTGCGGAGGAGCGAGATAGTGGAGGTCGCAAGACTCGATATCGTGATCCGAA